GGCACTTACCCAAGACAATATCTAATTACTCTTTATTCAATGTTTTTTGCTTATTGAGCCCTAACAATGAATTGAGTTGGAAGAGTCACTCTCACATTGCAACAAGATGCTGCTGCCTTGGCCGAAGCCTTATTTGATTGTTTTAGAAATTTTCATTATAATGTTTTTAGTACCCAATCATAATAGCCAATTAAATGATTTTAAATTCACGATACGTAAGCTGTCATCCACCCTGAAGATGATGCACTAACCTTTATTTATTGTTTTATTTTATTTTATTTTATTTTGTTTCATTTTGTTTTGTTTTGCTTAATTTTGCTCTCTTTATCTGATATTCGAATTTACTATTTCTCAATTTGTGTAAGCTCACTTTACAATCACTGTGGTGATCCCATCTCTCTGGATTTTGGGCTATCTGGAGCCTGTTCCAGTCTGTCTAGTTGTGAGAATCAGGGACTAATTGTTTTTCTTCAGCTTTGATAGAGTCTTTAAGATGAAGAATCTGACCCCAACCACAAGAATAAATATTATCACTGCTGATACTGCAACATATAAAAGTGTCATTAGAATTGCCTTCAGGGGCCCACCCATCCAGGATATGAAACCACTGAGCCATGATGTGATTGACCACCCACTTTCTGTTGGATTTATAACTGTCGAAAGGCCCCCTGTTGTGTTTCTGCCAGTGGTCTGTGATATATATATCAAAGTTCCAACAATTCTGATTGGCTTTTCTACTGACCCACATGAATACATTAGGTTTTCATCCACACCTGGAGTCTTAAAATGTAAGACTTGGCAATATTCCTTAATTTCTGGTGTGACATGCAGGCCCAACTTAAGATCAGACCCCTCAGCAGAAGCCCTGAGGATTGCGGATTTCTTCGTGTCAACTTTCAAGCAAACTAAAGCTCCTGAATTGCACGAATAACATCCAGTCAGGTTCAAAAAGACAGCATCGCACTCTATGACTTCTTCATTAAAAACTACCTCATAGTCATCTAGCAGCAGTTGGATATTTGCCCGTATTTGGCCATTTGAAAATGCTTGAACTGATCTCTTATCAATAGAGGAGGTGAAAGTCATTCCATTCCTATGTTGAGGAAGAGCTCCTCTTAGGAAGACAGCGAAAGGATCTACCAGAGAAGATGTGCATTCAACTTGATCTGTTAATGGTTTATACTTTACCAGGTTGGGTGCAGACAAGCAGGATTTATGTGCTGACATAGCAGCTTGCTCAGAATTGCATCTTATTTCTCCTATAAAACCTTCTCTGGGTATCTCTGAGAAATTCTCATCCAACATTGCATATCCACCACTGGAACTGTATAAGAATGTTAGGCTGTTAGTGCTGATTACAGACTCTGAATCTATGGACAGGGAGATGGAGCCCCATGGTAAGAATTTAGTGTTCAGATCACTTAAAACTACTTTAAATGTTTGATGATTGGAGTCTCTTATTTCTAGTGTTATCCTGTGTGTCCACTCAATACAGTTGAAAACTTTAATGGCCTCCTTCCTTGTGGGAACCAACCTAGTGTGTACAAATAGACAAGATGGATTCACATTAAAGCATCCACAACCAATTCCTCCGCACTGTTCAATGCATTTGTTCTCAGTCATGAAATCTGAGTCTTTTAGATTACCAAATTCTAGTGAGACTTTGTCATCAGTCCAACTTTGACAATTGTTAGACTTACACTCTGAAACCAAATGACACCTCCTTGAGCTTAAGCATTCAGGTGTGTATTGACCAGTCCAGAAGGATGTTCCTTCTCTGCAGACAAGTTCACTGGAAACAGTCTTAACAGAGATTAAAGTTTTCTGATCTGTTCCTCTTCCGGTGATTTCTAAGCATGATTCTGATCCTATAACCCCAGCCTTCATAACAACAGATCCTGAAATTGTGCATTTAGTTTTCCCTCCTTCTAATCTGCATCTTACCATTTTTGAATTGGCTATTTCATTTTGAGAGCAAGACTCTGCACCAGAGAGAATCATCATAAAGAACAAGATGGATAAGGGGCCATACCTCAAAATTGGGACCAGAGGCCTCAATCTTGGTACTACAACCTCCTCAAGATCCTGCCTTCTAACTATTCGATGGTTTTGTTGGCGATTGTCTTGCTCGTTTATCCAGCCTATTCGTGCGTTAAGTGAGTTGACTCTGCTAATTATCGACCAACGCAAAACTTTCACCATCCATCTACCTAGGACTAATAGCCACTTTAATGGACTAGAAAGTTGCTTTGGTAAGACCTTCAACTTGTACAGAACCATTAGCACAAGTCGAAGGCCAGCATATGACAGGAGTATAATTCCTGAAACTGTGATTACAGTGCTCATCACAGTATGACATTGGTAATTGACAATTGATGTCAAACAAAACCAACAATGATGAGCATCACACTGGTCTCGTGGTTTGCAGGAAACTTGTATACTTGAACTTACCGACTTGTCATCATGTGACATATGGACGCCAATAGTGCCCCCAGCTGAAGCAGTTATTCCAGGGTAGTCCAGAACTATCTGGGTTGAGGGATCCTGTGCAACTGATGAGCAAGATCCATGAGAACAAGCAACAGCTGAAGTAATTAAAAATCCTGGTGATCTAATCATGACCCCATCATCTCTGCATTCTGATATGCAATTCACACAAGGTTCCTCTGGTGTGATAATTTGAGTCTTTAAATCCCTCCACACTACTATTCTCTCGTAGCCAAGACACATGGGTTTAACCCATTCCCCCATCACCATCACTTCCACTGGCCCTGATCCTGGTGCATACAAACATTTTACTTCAGGATATTCTCCAGTACATGTATATCTGTCACAGAAAACAGGATCTCCAGTGCATGGGTTGGTTTTCTGAGAGTTCACATTCTTGCATTCAGAAGCTTTCTCAGACTTTAACAACCTATACTCCTGCTCTGTTTTGTCTGAGCCATCAATCTGGCCTTTATATGAGTAGCAAATAAAAGACTCTGCTCCCATGCCATCATTATTTCTTATGATCAAGCTCTCCAAGTACATCTTCCCTCTCCCGTTGAAAACTATAAAAGGAACACTTTCAGTATTCTTTGAGGTTGACTTGCAGTCCCTTAGTTTTTGAGTTCCCACTTTACAGAAAGATTTGTAAATGATCTTAGGCCCGGTGTAGTCCTCAGTATTTTTCTGGCAAATTGCATCCTGCATCGACACACTCGATTTGTGGACTATTGATCCACCACTCTTCTTTTTTGTCTTTCTGCAATGATTGCAATCCTCACTCAACTCTGCCCCATCTGGGCAGACAACAGCTCTAAGTTTTCCCTTTGAGTCGATATAATGAGCAGACTGCATGGAGTTTGGACACTGTGCTCTCATAAAAACCTTCTCTTCATGACATTTAGATGATTTAGAATCATTCAGAGTGCAAATTCCGTCATCAGCTTTTGTTATGATCTTCTCATTATAAGCCTCTAGCAATGAATAATGATGAATGTGAGAATTAAAGAAAGGATATTTCTCAAGCATTAGCATATATTCAAATCCAGGACAACTGGATGCATAATCCATAGATTTGCAACCTTGCTCATCAGTTTCTTGCAGCTTGAAGCTAGATCCTCCAGGTCTATTTTTTGAGTGAATCCAATCATTCCGAGCTGCCAGGGCAACATCAGACAGGAGTGCAATTGTTGTCACCACAGGGATCACAGTTGTCATGAAAGATGCCTGGAGTGATCTATTCATCTCATGCTTTGCTCTTCGCTCTTCTCTTAGATCCTCTTCAAGACGACCATGAGAGTTTTTTAATTTATTTATCTCGTGGTCTAGATTTCTTGTAGATAGCTGCAAACTCCTTATCTCCTCATTCTTTTTTCTTATAATGTCATCAGCAGATCGTATGGCATTGTCTGACAAACCAACTTGATTCTGGAGATTGGCCTTTATAGATTCAACTTGCTCTCGCTCTGACAATAACTCAATCTTAACATTTGCTAACTGCACCTCTAGATCTTTTATCTTTCTCTCATATTCTAGGTCAACAGCTGGCACTGTCATTACTGCTGCAGCTGGCGTTGAAGAATCCTGATCTGGGATCTTCTTCTCTACAGCTCTGTAGGTGCTTCTGACAGGAGCAATAACTTCTCCTGTGTCACAATCAATACTGGATGGTTGAATGTGATCACTACCAGAAAGAGCGTCAAATCTTAGGCTAATGGTCTCAGTGCCTTCTTCATTCATGTTGCATTCAAGAGTCATTTCAGATGGGGACTTTTGAACCTCTTTTATGAGGTTCCGAATGTTCCTCGATGTGGAGAAACTATATGGAGCGTCTCCCAGCCTACAGCTCCTAGTCCTATTAATGTGTTCTCCAGAGGGGCTTTCAAGCCTCTCCCAGTACTCAATAAGAGTCTTATCAGACGTTGTATTACTAAGGCAAACCTTAGAAGAACCGCCTGGGCGCAAGTTGGTAAGTATGTAGCTCGAAAGAGCAAAACTTACGAAAAAACTGTAGATAGATATTTTCATTTAAGTGCCAACT